GAGGCGTCATCGCTCTAATCCTGCCGCGTCACAACCTTTGTTGCCATCAAGGAAACCTGTGTAATAAATCAGGGCACCAGAAGTCAAAACTATGCTAGACAGCACCGTCATCATCCCCAGCAACACGGCGAAGATGATGCGTTTGCGGATCATTTGCTAGTTACTGGTGGGAATAGGTTTTTCTCTAAAAACGAGGCAACAGCATCATCAACAGTGTTGTCGCTGCGCTTGGCATACGCCTTGACTAGATCTACAACCAAACGCTTCAAACTTTCTGAACGCAAAAACCGAAAAAGAATTGGCTTGAGGATCAGGAACATTGGAATGTTTCAACTACTAAAAGCTTAGTTCCGATTGCTATGCCCTTCCAGTCGCGCCACAGCCTGCTCTAAATCACTCAACCTGGCGAACACTTCTTGGTCTCTACTCTTGATGTCAGTGTGAAGCACGTCAAGCTGCCTGCTTAGGCCATCAACAGCAGTTGTCAGACGCACCAACGAATCACGCCCTTGCAAGCTCTGCTGCTTCAATCCTGTGATGCCAAGACCAGCGACGGTGATTGACGCACCAGCTGCAGCAGCCCAAACTTCAACCATGCTCCGACCTCAGCACTGACTCCATCATGGCAGAACCGCAAGAAAGTCAAGAAAACCCAGAAAAGGAAGGCATCGCAATTGCTGACCTCGTGAAATGCGCTGTGCTGTTCTGGTCAGCAACACTCTTGACTGTGTCCTATCTGGGCATCTTCCCTGAAATGAAGATGGACAATACTTTTGTGGCGAGCTTGCTGACTGGATCCATGGCGTCTTTTGGGATTGAGCGCAAAGCAAATGGCCAGCAGAAAAAACAGCCGCCTAAGATTGACTCAAAGGAGCCACCAAAATGAAACGCTTTCTGCCTCTGATCACGTTGCTGGCTTTTAGCCCAGCAGCAAACGCTGATCTAACGCACAAAATCCAATCAAGTGTGCAGCTTCAAGTTGGTGGCGCAATGACCACCGCAAATCGCATTGGCTCTACATTCAGCATTTCAGGCTCAGGCGTTGACACTACCGACGGAAATACGGCGAACACTATTTCCGCTGGCACTATTACTAGCGGCGTTTACAATCCTGGCACTATCGCTGTAACCCAGGACACACCTGGAAACGCTTTCAGCTTTAGTCAGTCATATACGCAAGCAGATGCCGTTCCAACATCTGCAATCACAACAGGCACTACTCCAAATTTTGGCAGCTTGCAGTCAACGGCATCAGGCACAGCAGGAACACTTGCAGGCACAATCGCACCGACTGGTGCTTTAACTGTGACGGCGGGCGGTGCAAACACCCTTGGCATTGGTCAATTTGTTACTGAACTCAGTATCGACTAATGCGTGTTCTGCTTCTGCTGTTTTGCGGATTGCTAGGCGAAGCTTTTGCTCTCGCCAAACCAGCTCATGCTGCTCCAATCGTACCTAACTTCACGACTGGCTCTATGACCAGTCACACGGAAACAACTAGCAAGGTCACTGAAAAAATTGTCAGCGAGTCTTATGGCACTGGTTGGGAATACTCTGTCAGTGGCACTAACGTTGAGCCCGCAAATGGAGCCAGCCTTACTCCAGGAACAACAAGCGTAAAAGGATGGTCATCTCTCGACGTGGGCAACAAACCAAGCTGGAAGATCACCAATCCTGGCGCGGCATTTCAGTTCGCAGAAACTTTCTCTGGCCCAGGTCTAAGCAACGTAACCACAATCGATCGCGTAACGGAAATAAAACAAATCACAGACACTATCTCTACCTTCTCGCAGTAGTCCTAGCGTCACCTGCTAACGCCGAAACAATCGGTGGCGTGTCTGCCACTGCCGCTCCAACTGCCACAAGCTCTGGCAGCGTCACAAACCAAGCGGTGATGATTGCGCCTAGCGCAGCGTTCCAAAACACCTACGGCAATGGCATTCAATGCCAAGGCCCAACACTTACCGTCACTCCTTATGTCAACAGAACCAAGAGCTGGCAAGATCCGTTCGTGGGCCACTTTCTTGATCCCGTATATGATCTTTCTGATCTTGATGAGGATGGGTTACTCGACAATCCTGGATCAATCCTCTATCACATGCGAAAAAGGACAGGTCAAAAAGATACTCACAACTGGTCAGGTGGTTTGTCGCTCCAAGCCACAATTCCCTTAGATGGTGGACTTCAAGAACGATGCAAGGCAATGGTTGACGCCAACATCCGTATGCACCAGCAGATCGTTGAGACAAAGCGCCTCGAATATGAAATCGCGAGACTCAAGAACTGCGGTGAGCTGAAACTCAAAGGCATTGAGTTCCATCCCAAGTCGCCTTACTTTGCTGTCTGCGCTGACGTGATGATTAAGCCAAAGCCAGGGCAAGTCTTGCCCCATAGGCACGCTATTTCCGTGCCAACCGCTGAGCCCGCCTCCTCTCAAACACGCTTACAGGTTTCGCCTTACGACCCAGCAAAGCCTTGATCTTTTTGCCTATCTTTTTCACGATAGGTTTGACCAGCTTCAATAAAAACGGTGTTGCTAACGCTGCAGTCACACCAACAGCAGCAGTTACCCCGACAGTTGTTACCTGCGGCAGTGACGGAATTGCTGCTATAACTTGCCTAGGCAACGTGATCTCTTCATACAGGACGACGCATTTACCGTCTTGTATCTCGTAGCCAGCAATTCTTTTTGAACCACCTTGAACAAGCGTTCCAACCTCCTTCGCACGAAGGGGAGGACATCTTGGATCTTCGTCAACAGCAGTCTTGGGAAGCTGAAGCGGAGCTGGCGTTGGAGGCTTTGGTGCTTCAGACGACGACGTGTCTGGGTTCGGCAAGACAGCTTTAGGGTCCACAACTGACTTCTTTGGCCTGAAGTCCATTGGGTCAAATGTCGGCATGTCGATGACTGGCACGCCGATATTGACTGTGACAGGTGGGGCTTTTGGAACGGACATGGCAGGGATGCCGTCCCAAACCCGAACGTCGTTAATCCCAATAGTGCGAATCTGTGGCACTAAAACGGCAAAGCAGGGCCAGTCGTACTAGGCATCATCTCTTTGACCTGGCTGGGCATTGCCTCAGTCACAGAATCACTGAGAGCACTGTGCATCTTTTCAATCATCAATGCTTGGATCTTGCCAAGGTTTTCCTCAACAAGACTTGGCCCACGTACCACAGCAAAAACAATGACTGCGGTATTGCAGGCGGCTAGGACAAAACCAACTGCGCCCAAAGCGTTCAGATACTTTTGCATGAGAAAACAAAGCATGAAAAAACCGTCGAGCTTGGTGTGAGGGTTTTATCCCACTCGACGGTTACGGCGTGTTCAGGTCCGTGGTCTAAGACTACTCAGAAAAGGAACTTAACGCCAGCTTTTCCGCCGTAGCTATTGTTGTCGTCGCCAGTGATGCCTGAGATCTCGCCGTAAACGGAAAGCTTCTCAGAAGCAGCAACTGAGCCACCAACTTTGCCAGAGAACTCAAGTTCAGAATCAGCGCCATCAGGCTGAACGACTGCTGGACCGCCCTGCAGATACCAGCTATAGGGGCCTTCGCCACCTTCAAAACCCAGGTGGATGTCTGTAACAGATCCGCTGTAGTCGTTTCCGCTCCAGCCAGCGTTTGCTTCAATGTTGGCGTAAGGGCCAGCGATTGCAGAGAGGGGAGCCAAGGCAAGAGCGCCAGCGGCTGCACCAAAAACAGTTGTCTTGATCATTGGTGGACGTGCGGTACGTTTTTTCCGTGACTACCGTACTGGCTTTCTGCCTTTTCAGTAGTAATGAGGTGTCCATTTTCAATCATGTCCACCGATTGAGTTGGTGCGTATTTGTGATGAGACAAAGCAGACGACCCAAAAGCAATCCCTAGGCCGAGCAGTGCTGCAAACAGCTTGGTCATTGATTCTGGTACTTCAAAACCAAGCCAGTGTAAACGCCATGAAACTCGTGGTCAGCATTGTCACGACCATCACGCAGGTACAAGGCATCTAGCCACTTAACCCTGTTGGCCATTGCCTCAACGTCTTGCGCCTCAGGCTTGCACGGAATCATCGGGTCAGGACGGTTCATTGATTGCCAGCAGTGAATAGCCGATCAAAAGTAACGCCCCAAGAGCGCCGATACCTAGAACTGAAATCATGCGTTGTCTGGGTTGGGTGTCCAGACGTTATAGCTGCCGCCCTCGATGTATTCCTGCAACGCTTGGACTCTTCCAAAATCTGCATGTGGTGAAGTGTCGCCAACGCTTGCGGTGTTTTCAATTGCAGTCACCATCGCTGCAGCTTCAGTGCGGATGGTTGCTCGCCATGTGCTCCAGGGAGATGCGTCGTATGCCGTTTTAGCTGCTGCGAAGCTGCTGTTCTGCTGCTGCAACTTGCCCCACAAATAATCAGAGGGCTGCAACAGCTTGTATGCCGTGTCGGTTGTATTGTTGACCCACAGAGTTTTTAAGTCTGTGTAGGTCTTAGGAATCAAATTGCCGTCAGCGTCATAGCCCCAATACCACTTCTGATTCCACGTGGGGTCATTATTGACCCACTCAATACCAAGCTCCGAACGGTCTTGATCAGTGCTGAGGCGCAACCAATTAGCAGGATATTGAACGTCGTTGTAATCCCAGGCTACGTCCAACTGAAGCGTGCGATCACCAAGCTTGTAAGGCATGAGTTTGGAGCGATGAAGTGAGTTTAACGAGCAAGCCCGCCATTGCTAGAAAATGGATTTTCCGCCCACGCCATGTATACGTAACCGTAATTGTTGCCATTGACCTGGCTATAGGTAACGCGAGGCTTAAACCCATTGCTCAAGAAATCAGCCCAATCAAATTGGTTCTCTGCATCATTGGTGTCTGCATACAGATTGTTTCGTACGACATTATCAGGATCTCTAGCACTGTCTAACATCACCCAGTTACTTGAAGTGCCGCTATAAATTTTGATAATTACTAGCGCGGGCCGGAATCCTGTGTATACAAACGGGCCATCAGATGACCCGTTGCCGGTGTACTTGCCAAACGCACTAAAGCCCGCGACAGGTGCGAAGCAGTAGGCGACATGGTCTCCAGTAGTGCCTTCATAATTAAAAACGCTTGAAGTTGGCAGGCTTCGACTAGAACTAGAAAATGCAGCAGAAGAGTTTAAATGTGCGTAGTCCAAACCGCCATCAATTGCTGTTGTATAAGCATACCAATCTTCAGAAGCATCTCTGTTTTTTATAAAATATAGCTCTGTAGCTGCATTTAAACCATGCCCAATCGTCTTGTTAAGTGAACCGCTAAAATTCCACGTTACAATCGAAAACCCAGCCGTTTGATTTGCTCTGACCTGCGAAGTGATGCTGCCGTCAGTGTTGCTGGCCGTTGAAGACCCAGCGTCCCAGGCCCAGGCTATTGAATTACCAGAACTATAATTTGCGTTGTTTAGTGTATTAGATGTAAACCCATCAGAGTTAAAGGTTAAAGAGCCGCTGCGATCAGCCTCGGCGTCAGCAAGGTTTGGGTTTAATGTTTGATCATTTCCTCTGACTGTATCCCATATCTGATGCTTGTAAGCATTAGACCTTGACTTTGTCCATATTAAATCTGGTGAAAAATTAAATCCACTTATGGTTTGCGTTCCATTGTTTGCCGCAAACGTCTTCGCATCAAACGCCGTCGAACCATCCGCAATCGTTGGGTCGGGTAGGTTTGCTGTGCATAGGCATTTGTAACCGCTTGGAGCGGTATATGCAAAGGGGCGTTGGCCGAAGTTCCAGTGACATGTTCTGTTGCCTGGATTTGCAAAAGCCGCAATAAATAATGCTTTTCCTGAAAATGTTGTATAAGTATAATCACCAGATCCTTGCAAAGTGCCGTTTTTGTAAAAACGAACTGTTGAATTGGTGGCATCAATACCAACACCTAAAACATCGCCACTAGCGTATGTTGAAAGTGTAGGAGAACCAGTCAAGCCGGAAGTGCCACCATTTGCTCGCCAATGATAGAAAGTTTCAGATACTCCAGTTGCAGTAAATGCGCGAATGTAAGTAGCTCCATCACTGCTGGAGACCCCCGTTGACGCAGTTAATTCATAATAATACTTTCCAGATGTAATTCCAATAGTAGCTACCGCATAATTATTTGCTGACGTGAAAGATGCTGTTAAATTTCCATCACTAAAAGTAGCATTTGGATCGCCTAACCTTACTAAAGGATTCAACGTCGCATAATTGCCAGTAATTTCTCCGCCCGCACCAGTGTCGTTTGCCGTGTTGCCGTTGACTGGGGTGTCGCGGAGAGAGTCGCACTCTGGCCTGTTAATTGAAAAATCAGTGCCATCAGATTCACTGCCGTCATAAACAGTTATCGATGCATACTTTCCAGAATTAGAAGGATAGTTAAAATATCCCTTCCAAGCAGTTCCTGTTTGCGCAGTATTGTCAAATCCAGTCGTTGCTGTGCCGTCATTAGACACCAAACTGTCGTGAATGTAACCCTGCGAGTTAAATTCGTTGATTCCAAAAATGGTAGCTGCGCTGTAGCTAGTGCCATCTACAACCCCATTGAACAAGTCATCTAACTCAATTCTGTACTTTGCGCCAGTTTTTGTTTTTGCAGTAGTGTTATTGTTATAAGTGGACTTGTATTGCGTCCAAGCGTGTCCCGAAAAAGTTACAGCGGAAGCTGCAGAAACAGCACTAAAATTATTCACGCTCCAGCTGTTGCCGTTCCCGCTTGAATCCGTACCAAGTGCTGCGTTACTACTATTATCGTCGAACTTTAATCTGAAACCATTGGTTCCAAATGTCAGCGAAGAAGTGTCCTTCGGTTGCCATACGTTGTTATCATCAAGCTCGCCAAATGATGTCGGGTCTAATGCAGAGCCGTCGATGAAGTTAACCTCTGCTAAGTAGCCATCTAAGTTATAATCAGTAACATTATTACTTTGCTGACCAATCCATTGAGCTTGTGCAGCATTCCAATAACCATCAACATTTTGGCTTGGTTGCGTTCCAACTAATGTTTCCTGCGCACCATTAATGTAGAGCTTTACCCTGTCGGACGCTGTGCCCTGGGTAGAGTCCATTGCAATTACAATGTGATACCAGCTTGAGTAATCACGAAATACACGTTCTGCATATAATGACGCTCCATAAGATGTGCCATAATCGCTTATATTCAATAAGCCATTGTTCCAGTAAACGTAAAGTCCATTGTTATTGTTGACCAAATTAGCAAAAAGGTTTTGATATCCTTCAAAATTTAGTTTTACCCATGAAGACCATGTCCACGTTTTGCGGTTTCCTGCAGATGACGGAGTAAAGTTAAGTGACGCGCTGTCAGCACTATTAAACCTAAGCGAACGATCTATAGAGAACCCTGCACCCGCTCCAGCAGCAGCAGTAAGAAACAGCGAAGGCGCACCGCCAGGAATACTCATGAAACATTCAGCAGCGAAGTTACCGTGATGCGCGTGGCGCTCTCGCAATAATAAGCCAATACATCAACCGCAGCAGCCGTTGTCGTCAACGTTACTGCACTTCCGCCAGCAAACTTATACTTCGTACCGGCAAAAGCAAGCGTTCTGCTACCCGTTCCATCCTGCGTCACCACAATCACGCCAGATTGACCAGCAGTCACATTGCTTGGATCTCCAAGTGTCCGGTTGCCGCCAAGCGTCACAGAAAAGTTATTGCCAAGGCTCAGGTCAACCGCAATCGTTGCGCCATCAGTCAAAGCAACAACCGCTCCACGCTGCGCTTTAGTGAAACTTTGAGCGACACCAAGTCCAGCCAATGTGGTCGTACTAGCTGGAATCGTGACGGTCACATCAGCCGCTGGATCAGCAACACTCAGCGTCAGCTCATGAGCATCAGCTGTTGCACCCTCAAAGATCAGGCTTGCATCAGTGGTGATGTTGCCAACAACCTTCAGCGTCGAATCAAAAGTGACGGCTCCAGTGCAATCAAGCGTTCCAGGAATGTCCACATCGCTTGTGAACTCAACGCCGCTGCCGCCTGAGTCGGTCTGCAGCAATTGACGAGCAGTGCCATTAGCAAGCTTGCTGACTGCAATCTCAGCAGACGCATTGATGTCTGCATTAACAATCGCACCATCCGCAATCATTGCGCTGGTAACACTGCCCGTATCGCCAGTCGTTACAACCGTTCCAGTGACATTAGGCAGCGTGATTGTCCGGTCTGCGTTTGGATCGGCAACCGTCAGCGTGGTCTCAAAATCGTTTGCTGTTGAGCCCTCAAAGACAAGCGTTCCAGACGTGTCAATCGTGACGTTGCCAGTAAATGTTGGGCTCGCTGCACCAACCTTTTCTGAATCAAGCTCCTGGAGCGCCGCCTGCACATCAGTTGCAGCGATGTTGCCCGCAGGTGTGACCGAAATGTTACTGGCAGTCTGTCCAGCAATAGCGTTTGAAACGTCAACAAGGCTGAACGTAGAGCCCGTGCCAAGTGACACCAACATGTCTGGCGGTGCCAGTGACACAGAAGGCGCAGCGCCCGATCCAGTGCCGCTCACGTCAATTACGACGTAGTAGTTGAGGTTGGTTGCTGCTGGTGATGGCAGTGCGCTGCCTGCTGTAAATCCAGCGGCACTACCTGCCGTTGTGACGCTACTGAGTAGGTTCGTGTTGGCGTTATAAATACCCGCAAGAATTAGGTTGCCACTGATAACAGTGATGGGAATAAACGAGTTGCCAGTGTGAACATATAGATCCTCATTCTTTTCATCAAAGAAGAACTGTCCCTTGAAGTCAGCGGTGGGGAAGGTGACCACATTGTCTGTTGCCCCCGCACCACCAAACTTGGTGACCGAGCTGTCGGCTAGCTTTGCACCGGTAATCGCACTGTTTGCAAAGCGAGCAGTCGCGAACGTTCCCGTGGTGATCTTGCCCGTGTCTAGATCTGGAACGTCTGAGGCAGCGATATTCGCGCCAGAGCTAATGTGCCCCTGAGCATCAATCGTTACCTTGGTAAAGGTGCCCGCAGTAATCGAATTGGTGTGATTCAGTTGGCCGCCAGAAGCTACTGACAAGCCTGTGCCGGGGAACACTGCACCCCTTGTGGAAGACGCTGCCTCTGGAACGTCAGTAGACGCAATGACTCGCCCGCCTGTTATCAAGCCATTCGCGTCATATTGCACCAAATGGTGCTCTGTGGTCTCGGCTGTCACCGTGTTGTTGACGCGCAGCTCATTGCCGCTCAACACCAAACCGTTGCCATTAACCGTTACACCGCCTTTGGCGCTGCTTGTGGCAACAGGAATGTCAGCCCCGGCAATTGTCCTGTAACTAGCCGTACCACCAGAACCTGATGGCCCTGCTAAAAACTGCCCCGCACTTGTCGTGTCATCAAGTGATGGAGTGATCGTTACTGTGTCGCCAGTCGTGCTGATGACAAGGTTCACAATGCCGCTGGTGCTGCCAACAACTGTGTTGACCGACCCAGCACCTTTGACCGACTGCCACGCCGAACCGTCCCAGATATAGATCTTGTTGTCGTCGGTATCTAAAGCAATCTGCCCCGTAAACGCCCCAGACGTTGGCAGGCTGGTAACAAGGTCAACAGTCGATTCATTGGCAATCTTGGCAGCAGTGATTGCGTCATCAGCAATCTTGGCTGTTGCAACGCCACCGTCAGCCAGCGCCGTTCCAGCAACCTCACCCGTGCCGAACAGAATTTTTACGCCAGGGATGCTGCCGCTTGCAATTAAATCAACGCCATTTTCAATCAACGCACCAACTGTCAGCTTTTTGGTTTCGCTGGCGCTGGTGTCTACAACGGCAACCAAATCTCCGGTAGCTAGAGCGGACCCAGTGAGCGCATTAAGCTCACTAATCTTCTTGTCGGCCATTGGCGGGACTCCTAGGTTACTCGGTGCCGTCTAGCTCAAGGTTAGCAGTGTCGTCTTGGTCGAGAACGACTTCATCCCCGCCCTCTGTAAGCGCGTTATCGGCAGCTTCAAGGTCCATGCGGATTTGTATCTCGCCAGTTGTAATGAAATCAGCAGTTATCTGCACCGTGTTATCTGGAGCAAACTGAACTGCGGCTGCCGTGATAATTCCGTTTGCTTCGTACCACAGCTCATCATTGGACCGAGCAGTAACGCCGCTTGGGTTATAGTCTTTTACTTTTATGTAAAAACGTCCTTTAAAATTACTGCCAACTCGCGTTCTTAACGCAAGCTCCATTATGTAATTGGGAACTTCATTGCTGGTGTCTCCGGTGTATTCCCAAAACGCACTTATCCTTCCCGATCCAGAAATTAACGTGTTGACTTTAGTTCTGAACTCGTCTGACAACGTAGTCGTGTCAACAGTTTCTCTCTCAGTATTAAGCTCAAAGTTGTTTACTTGAGCGACCAAGCGGTAGTCAGAGTTTTCAACTTTTACTTCAATAGGTATGTCGTTCCCAGGCGTGGCAAGTGATGTTGCGTTGCTTGAGCCACCAGTCACTGCATTGGCAAAACTGTCGTAAAGCCTGATGCCGTCTAACTCGTCAACGTAAATAAATTTCTTTACGCTTGAATCTGTATAACTGTCGATAAAATCTAAGGCACTATCATCTGTACTTGTAATTTCAATCTGATCGCCAGTCAGAAGCTGGCCATGGTCAAAATCAAAGCTAAACCGTTTTGTAGTTGTGTTTACGTCGTCAGCCTTAATCGTTCCAGTCAGCACCCCGCCGTTGAATTCCCGCTCAAGCTCAACTTTGCCATAGGTGCCTAGATAAACCGTCATGATCCAATTGACGCAGTAGTAATCGCTCCAGTGCCTTGGAACGAAATCTCAGCCCGCGCAATGTCGCCAGTTGCAGCCCCTAAACTTGCGCTTGTGATATAAGCCGTCAGCTTAATATCGTTGTTGTCAGTTCCGTCAGCCCAGCGGAATGTCAGCTCAACTGTGTCACTACTGCTGACACCATCGCTGCCAGTTTTGATTAACTTGTTGAGCAGATCAGTTGTATTGATTGCATCATCGTCATCTTTATAATAAAGCAGCGTTGCGTTGCCTGAATAGCCTGTCACGCCAGGGCTATAGCTTCTAACGCCATCACCCAAAGTTGTGGTTTCCAGCGTCTCTAAATCGCTTTGCACAGAGAAGCTGACGACCTTAGCAAGGGTCACATCAGCAAGCTGCATTACGCCGTCTCTGCCGGTGTAGACCTTGGACATCAAAGAACCCCGATCAGGCTCACTGTAACAGTGCTAATCCCAGGCCGCACCTGCGTTACCTGTGGCGGCGCTTCATATCGATAATTATTGCCGTGGTCTTGCGCTCCAATGGCGTCGGCGTTGCCTTCCCAGCCCCCTTTGGCGCTCGAATTCAAGTCAAAGGTGGTGAAGCTGCCTTTCATTTCGTCGTAATGGTCTAGGAACAACTCTGCGTTTGCATCGCTGATATTTGCGTATGTGAGCTGCAGCTTCATATTGGTGCGCTTGTCCCCATACAAAATGCGCGTTTCGCTTCCGCTTTGCGCCTTATAAACCTTTACGGGGTAGTCGCCAGAATCAAAAGCGCGAGCACTAGGCGTAAGAACAGGGAAAGCCATTAGTCGTCTACCGCTCCATCGAACTCAGTGTTGTCGCCAAGCCCAAGCGTGTCAATTGCAACTAGGCTTCGACCGCTTGAGTCTACTGCGTAGTTGCTGGCCTTAATGGTGACGATGCCATCCTCATCAAGGTCTAGTGCTTCAATCTGATAGATCTGCGAATCAGCGTTAGACCCGCCCTTCACAGAAAACACGCTGTCAAACAGATCTACAGCTTTGCCAGCTTTGATCTCCAATACCCCTTCCAACACGTCTGTGCTTTGGCGGTTCCAATAGAAAACATCGTGTGTGCCGTTATCAAGAGTTGAAATAGACGTTACGTTCCCATCCTTATCCACGATGCCATTGTTCTCTGGGCGGTACGGGCTCATCTCACTAGCAACACGAATGAACTTGCCCGCTTCAAGACTCACGCCCCAGGGCAGCGTCTTAAACAGAATCGTATGCGTTTGATAACGCCTTAGCGCAAGGAAATATCTTGCTACTTTTTGGGCGTGCTCTGTGCTGTGAATATGCGGAAAATCAAACTGCTCCAAAGGAAGCTCAGTGCTGTTTGACACGTCTGTGTATCTAACAATCAATGTTTTCTGCTCAGGGAACTGATTAACTCTTGACGTTGTATAAGTGATCCCGCACTGAAACAACTTACGCTCTTCAAGTTCAAGCCAATCAATCTCTAAACTGTCCTCAAGGATGTTCCCCTCAGAAAACATCGCAGAGATTGCGACCGGGTTTGTTGCATCAATTGTCCCATCAGAGTTAAAAGGCAAAGCAGGTTCCAGTGACAGCTTGCCGTTTTTCATGCTGGTAAAGCACAAAACACTTGGGGCCTGCACCGCAAGCCAAGACCTAAGATTGATTGATTCATCAACCGTGCCGTTCCAATACAGGTTGTTCGCGTCCAGATACTTTGCGGTGACAATTAACGCCTCGCGATCCACCAAAGCACTGTTAACTATCGACCCGGCACCAGTGTCTTTGTTGGTGGCAAAGTACCAAAACAAATCGGTAAGCAGATTGCTTGGCGCTACGTCGTCATAAGACAGGCGCTCCACCTCAAGGCCATTTTTTAAGTAGCACCTGAGCTGGTCTAGTTGCGTAAAATTATCGCTTGACTTGAGCTTTAATCCCGCCATCGCACATCCGTCATAGTTGACCATATTGTCTTCTTCAAGCGTTTCATTTACGAATACGACTTCATGCTCTGGCCCGTCGTCGCAACTTCTTGAAACCAAATCGCCGTAATGTGAAACCTCAGCGATACCGCTATATCTTTGGAAAACCCTAGTAGCCGTTCTTGGTTTATCAAATTCTTGATATTTTGTTCCAAAAGTAATTTCATAAACGAATCCAAATTGAATGCCGTTTGTATTTCGAGCGTGCTTAACAAACGTATCTCCTTGATTCCACGTTCCAACCACACTGGTGATTCTTGTGTCCTTGATGATCCACCACCTGTTGCGAACCGTGTGGTCATAATTAACTTCAACAGCCTCCAGCGTTAACTCCATAAAAACCTTGCGGTCGTCTCTTGAATACTCCCACGGAATTGTTGTTGTAGTCCCAACCGCTATATTGTCAAAATACGGATCTTGGCTAGCTGCGACTGACAAAATGTTGCTTAAAGTGTTTGGCCTGATTTCATCGCCTTGGTTGTAACTAGGCCCAGGCTCATTGGCTGTAATTCTTACAATGCGGGCACCGAGTTTAGTGGTATCTTGGACAAAGCTGCCAAATACTAGATTGACCTTTCCGTCTTCATCAGTGATCAACTCAGGCACAATGGCCATTTGCAAGTGCGTAAAGAAATCTCTTGGCTTTGCAAAATAGCCTCTGCCAGATATTTTAAACTCTCCCAAATACGTTGTTGACTCCCAGGACTGCGCAGGGACAATCGCGCCGTTCAAAACAAATACTTCGCCCTCGCCCGAACTTTGCTGTGCAGGAATTGCACTATTGAATGGCCTGAGGCGAAACTCAAGCTGGCTTACAGACGGATGAATTATTCGGATGAAAGAGTAGATGTCAACAGGTGAGTCGCCTACAACAGCGAATAAATATGGGCCAATGTTTGTCCAGCCTTTGTTGCGGGTTTCGTTTTCGTCATAATTGCTAGGCCTCACGTCAAGCGCAAAGAGTGACATCCGATGGGCAAATGTGGTCATCTTGCCCTCTGTGACCTGAATATCGTCCTCGTTTAACTGGGCCATTATGCCCGGTGATTTTAACGTGTTGAAGTTAGTTATCGAGTTAAACTTTGCCCACACTCTTGACTTAATTCCAATCTCAGTGACCTCGCAAGCTCTAGTATTCTGAACCGTTCCAATCTCATACTTTAAAATCGGATAAAACGATTCTTCAATGTCTGAAAAAGGTAAATAGTCAGTCCTGTCAATTGCTCCTCCATCAACAATTCCAATCTTGCGCTGGTTTCTGCTCCACCCTTCAAGGCATTTCAAGGTAATTCGGTAACCAGTTGACGTGTGGTTATTGTTGTCAGGGTCGAACCTCTCATTGGGGCGATCAACAACTTGCCAAGTAGAGCGACCAATCATCCACGTTGACCCTTGGCTAAGCATTTGGTCATACCGAACCACTTCGCTGTCAACCGATGTTCTAATGTCACTCAAATCAGCCGGGGGAAAGTCATGGCCACCAATAACAGGAAACGGCTCGCTGTCTTGCCTGTTTTTTCCAAGTGAAATAACAATTTTATCGCCAGGGTTAACTTCAACCTCTGTGGTCAAGTTACTCCACTTCTCAAACCCGTTTTTATTGTCATCAACTACATGGGTAACCGTATTTACGCCGCCTGCAACCGGATAATGCTCAATTACTCCTACACGGCTGCAGTAATTGACGCCAGTGCCAGGCATTCCAGCTTGTGTTGTGCCATCGCTTATCCCTCCCCCGTAAGGATGCTCTTGCGCTAAATATCCGTCAACGTACTTTCTTTGTTGAGTTGCCGCTTCATCTCTTGTCTTATCGTCGCCACTATCAAGAAGTGAAATAACACGCCAATCAGGTCGCCTAGGAGTACCATTTGGAATTCCTGAGTAGACACCAAATCTGGTCTGTGACGTAGGGGTGAACGCTCCACAAAACGCAGGTTGATTTGCACCGTTGCGCGTTGGTGCGTAAAAAGCCTGGTCAGCTCCGCTGATTCCGGGGTTGTCGTTATTACCATCAATTGCTAAATCGCCATAACGCAGGTTGAATGCACGCAAGCGGCTGCCTGAGCCTTGCACCTCAAACCCACCATTAAAGTAAAAATCAAAATATGCCTCATAAATTCCATCTAAAGCGTTGTTGCCCAGAAAAATGCCAGGCAACTCAGGACGTGCCATATTGCCCTGCCCTACAACCGTGACAATTTCGGCAACTTGATAGCCACCCCAGCTCTTCATGCGGGACCAAACAAGCTGAGGCGAAACCAACAGTCCGCCCGTTCCATCAGATTCGTCCCGCCTTGTAAAAACAACAGGCACGACATTGCCATATTCAGCCAAACTTTGCGCTGAGTCGAACCCAAACGTAGGCGTAAAAATTGAACGTCCAGTGACGCCGCCAAGCTGTCTGCGGCGAATTTCAGCAGGTTGATCAGGAGCCTTTGGTTTTGGCGCTAATAAGATTGAGGCAGCAGTTGAAATTACTCCAACAACTAAACTAACCAAAATCGATGTAACAACCGGCCCGTTTCTAATGTCAGGGATATGTGCATACTCTTCTGGCCTTTCCTTAACGCGCCGCCTAACCTCATCTGCAAACTGTTGATACTCTTGCTCGCTACAACCAAGTGCCTGAATTAAGTTTTTTTCATACGGAAGCAATGGCTGGACAGCTTGGTGCTGAATGGGCACCATGCGACCGCGTTCAAATGGCGGTTGACGTACAGACATCCTTGGCTCCAAACAACTGCAAAAACAGGATCACCCTGCTTTAACAGCAACACATCGCCATCATACTGAGGCTCTTTTACCCTTACACCCCATGCCAAAAGATCGCGGCCATACTGCCTAACGCTTTGTCCGTACCAAGACGCCTTAAACTTTGGCGTTTCAATGCCCATCCGCTCCAAGGCGACATAGACAAGATGTATGCAGTCGATTGCACCATCTGGGTCAGAGCCGTCTGCCCCTAAGCGGTATGGGCGGCCAATCAGGTCAATCACGTAACGCGAACACGGCTAGTCAACGGCAAGTGCCCAACCAACTGCCGCGTCAAACGCTTACGCGGTATGTCCGAACCAACAGCATCTAAAACAGAGGCAAGCTCAATCTTCAAGACCGTAGAACTCCACTGGGCCGATACAATTTGCCCAATGTATCGATTGATCAGTGTGTAATCCTCTTTATCGTCTGGATTGATCAGAACAGTGCGGATATGAGCGAGATACTGGCCATCTACAACGGTTGTGGCAAAGGGACGGCTTAGCTCGTTATTAGGGAAAGCAAGTGATGCTGGCGTGTTGTCGCCCGTCTTGGTCACAGTCGCACCAGAAAAGGCAAACGGCAAAAACCCAAACTCTTTCCGTTTGTCTGTATCTACGTTGAAAAATGGCGCATCTTCACCAACCCAATAGTTTTGGTAGCTGAATTCAGCCGTGCCATCAGGCGGGCGCAAGGTCAAATAATGACCGAAAGCAATTGTTCTGTTATTGGTCCCAAGACCCAACGTCCTGATCGCACCACCCATTCCTGAGTGGGCCGTGCAGTAGTAGTAAAGCAACGGCGCACCAACCGCCAGCTCTATTTGCGTGTAAGCGCCAGAAGAGCCAGGTGTTCCGGCTGTTGTTACACCTGTCGTGTACTCAACGCCGTCACCGTGCGTGCCATTAGGCGTTGTGCTGAAACGAAACGGGTGACCGCTATTGCTGTTGTCCTCTTGCGTAAAGCGGTAGGTTTTACCCTCTTCAAGCTCAAGGGTTTCAGCGTTGATTGAGCTGCCGTCAAACCGATACTTGTTGCCGTTGTCAGCAACAACGGTGACTGCATAAGTCCTTGCAATATCGGTCATTGCAGCCCAACCCTCTTGCGTTGCGTTGTGTTCTGCCTAAGCGTAGTCAAAGCTCGTTGTTCGCCTTGCTTAGCGCCTTGCGTTGCGGCTTCACGCATCCCAGCTTGGAATTGATCAGCGGTTACATAGTCAACAGAGTTGATGCGCTCCACGGTGTAGCGGACATCGATTGGTGCGGCAACAGCAGTCCCGCCGCCTTCGCTTGACGCTCCACCGCCGCCCACTGCTGGGATAACAGAAGAACCGCGAGCACCGCGTGAATACCTGTTCATGCTTTCACGCATTTTAGACTGGGGAATGATGTATTCCGGCTCGCCACCTTCGCCGACTACGGCATTAGTTGGGCCGGTGACATAACCACCTTCTGCAAGTCCTATTGCTCGGAAGCCACTTAACCCACTACCAATGAAATTAGTGCTTGTACCTGTGGGGTTACTGGCAAAACCGCCACTGCCGCCGAAAGCAAATGCCTTAGCAATGCCAATTGCAATATACTGAGTAATCATTTGAGCAGCAGCTTGAATCAGCATGTCGCCAATGCTTCTTAAGAAATCAGCGAACGCTTGCTCTGCTGTTTTTGTCCCCTCAGCAACAGCAGATATTGCAGTAAACAAACCGCTTACAACTGTATCTGTAATTGGCTGCACTGCCTCAAGTGCTTGGTTAAACCTAAGTTGAGCTTGCTCGGCTGCGTCTAACTGGGGCAGAAGCTGATTGTAAAGGTCAAGCTGGCCCTGCAAATTTTGACGCTGTTTTTCCGCCCTCATTGCCGCGTCTGCAGTAGGCGGATTATCAATAGTTATTTGCTGCTCTCTTATTGCATTAGTCAGTCGGGTTGTGACGTCTTCTTGCCTGCGAATTTGATCAATTCGTAAAGCAATTTGAGCATCTTGGGTGCTATCGCCTGTAGACCTAAAGTTTGCGTCTTGTATTTGACGACCAATATCAGTTTCAATCGCAGCAAGCGCTTGTTTTTGCTTTTCTGCGGTTATAGCTTTTTCAACCTGTAAACTTCTTTGCTTAGAGCTAATTTGATTGCTTTCTAGCTGTTTTTGCAAATCAAGTTTTTGCAATTGCAAATCCTTGACCCTTGCGTCTTCTGTTGAAAGTTCTACGTTTCTCTTCAAAATGCGGAACTTTTCAAACAGCGAAGCGGCTTGCTGCTCAAGAGCCACTTCTTCTCCATGCGCTATTTGAACAGACTGCAACGCAATCTCGTTGTTTGAAATAATTAGCGAGTTAATTGTTCTTAAAATTTGATTTTCTTTGTTTCTAACCCTTTCTGCCTCTTTAGCATCTCTTTCTGCGTCCCTGCGCTCTTTTTCTTTTCTTTGATTGTTTAGCGCAAAAAGATCTACTTGCTCTTGAAGGATTGCTAGCTCGTGGCCTGCGTCTTCGTTAATCGCTTGCTGCAATCTTTCATACTTACGCGCTTCAATTACTTTTTTAGCAAGCTCAAATCCTTGATCAGTGGTTATGTCTAAACCAGACTTATCTAGCTCAAGCTGAGCCTCTGCAACTCGCAAGCTTACAAGAGACTTTTGCTGCAAAGCTTCAGTTTTTATAATTCTTGCATTTTCTTCGATTGCGGCTTCTTTAATTAACTGTATTTCACGCTGACGCGCTACAATTTTATCTTCAATTGCAACTATTTCGGGATCGTCAGCAGCTCTGCTAAATGCTCCTTCGCCTTTAAGCTGCGTCCTTTCTTCGTTTAACTGTTTTAACTTAGGATCCGAACTGTTCCTAAGGCCAGCCGTGAGTAAATTTCTTCTTTCTAAACCTTCTGTAACGAATTTCAATAATCCCGCTTTATTTATTAACTCAGCAACCGCTACTCCAATTTGAGTCAAAGTTACTGAAAATGTATTTCCTAACTCTGCCGTTTCATCTCCAAATTGTTTAAGGGCTGTTACTCCGCCCTGGCCAACTGCAACTGCTAATTTTGCCGATGCAACTTCTAAAGCCGCTTCTGTCCCTGCGACTTTTTCTAAACCTTTGACTAACTGTTCAAACTCAGTTCCACTTTCTCCAGTCGCTTTGATTACCGCATCAACGTCTGCCGTAAGGAGATTTAATGCCTGGCCTAGTTTTGCAGACGAAGCCGCAAATGCATCTAGCTGAGCACCGATAGCACTGCCAAGAATTTGACCGCCAAAGCCGCCTGCACTGCCTAACAGGCCGCCAGCAATTGATCCCGCTCCACCGCCAAACAGCAGCGGAAAGCCAACGCCAAGTGCAGCGCTTTGGAGGCCACCAAATCCACCCCTTCTGCCTTTGCCGCCTGCCCCCGGCTTGTAGCCAAAAGCTCTTTCCATAGGAGAGCCTTTTATGTCTTGGGCCCCCATCAAGGGAGAAGACAGCCCTGACGAAGCGCTTATTCGGTTAGAACCTTTTACTTTTGGCCGCCTGCCAACACCCTGCAGCAACTCTTCTTCTTTTAAGAGTTTGTTTTGGCGCTCTAACTGTTGATTATGCTGTTTTCTAGCAGCGACAAGTGCTTTAACTGCTAATTGCTCTTGTTCGGTGCCAGCAGCTGCTCTTTTTAAAGTACGCTCAGCCTTGGCTACTGCTTTTGAATAATTATTGATATTTTGAATCTTTTTAATCGAGAAAGATTCGTCTTGACTTTTGGCCGCTTTTATTGTTGCAGCGTTAAGTTTGCCGACTTCTTTATTAGTTGCTTTTAATTGATCAGTTAGCTGTTTAAGCTTTTGAGACCCTTTTAAAGCAATTTTTATATCTACGTCGTAGTTAGCCACAGCGAAACACGTAGAGCCTTGCGCTCCAGTCTACCGCCCACCCATCGTTCGCGCCCCTTTGCCTGCCTTAGCGTTCTGGATCGCTCTCTCCTGCTGCTCGTTATGCAGCTCAAAATAAGCAGCCCAGCCGACTAGCTCTTCCTGCGTCAAGTCACGCGAAAGCTGAGCAACCGTCATGCCCAGCTCCTTTGCCAAGAAAAAAATAAAATACCAGTCGTTACTCGCTTTTAAGGTCTGCCTTCGCTTCCTCCACCTTATGCTCCGTTCCAGAGTTCAGCATGGCAAGCTGAATTTCCTGAAGGACAGAGGCAGCTACAGCGTTCCTAAGCGCAGCTTTTTCACCATCCTGGAACATCCGTTTGCCGTCTTCATCCAAAGCTTTTTCGACCATCAAGCCAAGAGCAAAATCGTTGCCCTCGCCAGCATCGACCTTTTTCTGGATCGACTCGCGTTCGTCGATGGTAAGCGGGTGCCAAAACACCTCAAGCACTACCTCATCGCCTTCTTTTACCTCGTACTTGTAAAGCTGGCTAACGCCAAATTTATTCCGAAGCAGTTCGGTGGCCCGCATAAATCAATGCCGTTTCGATCAATATACTACACGACTGCCGTAAATTGACAAGAAATAATGCCCAAAAAGTGCGCTCTGTCCTCTAGCTCAATAGGGCTTGGGCCAGTAACGTCCATAACTCTTGGAGAAACGCTAAACGTGTCTGTATAGCCAGTGCCGTTTACTGAGGTCAAACCATCAATAACAGATTCGCTAATCGCAGACAGCACCGACGTTCCACCTGATTTTGGGACGTAAACGTTGCATTGAATCACGCCGCTGTAATAGTCAGAGGCTGCGCCTTGGTTTTGCAGCGTTGAGCGATTGAAGTTGACGCTCATAACAACGTATTTTTTACTCTTGCCAGGAGCCGTAAAACGAACGTTGTCATACACCATCAGCACTGTGTCATCAGCGCCTGTAACAGCGTCAGTGACTGCCTTTTCAAAAGCAGCGCGAGCATTTACAAGAGTCATAACTTAACCACCAAGTTGTTCATAGCCGACAGGTGCGACCGTGCGCTGTCCAGTAGCAGCAAAAATCCTACCCGCTCGTTTTTCTTGGAACGTGCTGTTTACTAGATCGCGCATTTCGCCCTGAACAAACTGCGGAATGCCTGATTTAGGCGAAGCAAACGCCTGCAAGGCATATACAGCTGTATTTCCTATGTAA